CACGTTACGGGTGAGTACGAGCTGGTTCTCGAAGATTTCGAGCGCCTTGCGCGTAATCATGTCAATAGTAAGCAGTGAGTTAGACACTTAAGTCTCCTAAAAATGATTAGCGGTTACGTTGCGCTTCCCACTTCTTAATCTGTCTCATGCGCTCTGCCTCAATCCATTCCGACGTACTCATTTTCATCGAGCGTGGGTCGGTCGTATCAAGAACCGGAGCGCCAGAGCTTTTGGCCGTGACAGGCTTAATCGGCGGGGGCGCGCTTGTTGATCGTTTAACCGGCGGATTGTCGGCAATTTTTGCCTCAATTCGACCGATCTCTTTAGCTTGCAAGAACGGATTTAAGCGGGCGATACGGTCGGCTTCTTTCGGATTGGAACCCAAGTAGTACGCTACATCGGGGCCAACATCAGATGCCTGTATCGTTTGTGCCATCACGTCTGTAATCGGTAGGTTACGGTTGTAAACGACTTGCTCGAAGTCGTCGTACTTCTCCCGAGCCTGCTCCTCGCGGTCGTGATATGCCTCTACGAGAGCCAACTGTTCCCGCTCTGCCTCCCGACGGGCAAGAAGTTCCGCAGCCTTACGCTCGGCCAAAGCCTCTGCGTATGCGTCGGGATTCTCGTCCTTACTCGGAAGGTCAGCAGGTGCCTCGGGCGAACCCTTGGTTTTTACTGCCGCCTCTCGTTCCCACTTGCGACGTTCCCGTGCAAGCCTTTTGCCTACCAGCGCGTCCAATTCATCTTGGGTGAACGTTTTGGCAGTCTTTTCTTCCGGCTGTTGTTCTTGAGCAACAACTTCGGTATCCGGTGCCGCCGTGGCTTCCGGTTCCGGCGCGGACGCAGCCGCTACAACTTCATTTTCGTCAGACATTTTGATTCCTTAAGAATCCCTGGTAAAACGCACCAGTACGGTTAAAGCGTACTAAATTCTATTGTGTGTTGCAAACGTGCAACAGTTATGCCCACGGCAGTGGTTTATCCACCACAGGAGGGTTAATTATCTGCTCAAGGTCGTAGGCAACAACAAACTCTGTTTGTTCCTTGTTAAGGCCACGGGCGTAGACCCATTCCAAAACGTCGGCTTCCGTAAGGTTGGCGTAAGGCACAAACGGATCGCCCGCGCCCTCAAACCCCATGCTGCCCTTGATGCTGGCCGTTTTGCCGTCGGCAGACGCGCTGCATGACCATTTAACTGTCACAACAACGTCCGTACGGCCATCCTCGATGGGCTTGACCAGCATACTGTCGACTTTCCAAACGCAGCTCATACGGCCTCCGTTTTTACTTTAATCCAAGTTTGCATAGCCTCATCCCATACATACTCAGCACCACCAGCTTGATTGGTAAGGTTAGCCGCCGAAGGCGCTTCGGTGGTGCCGCGTTTTTTGATTAAAATCGTGGTCATAACTTACTTCGATAAATAGACATAACTTTATTAAGAGTCTTCTTCCGTTTGCGGTTGCGACACTTGAGCATCTGCCTGCAATTTGATTTTCATCGCGAGCGGGTATACACCCGCTTTGGTCGGCAATTCACCCAGCACTTGCAACAGTGAGTTGATCTCATCGACGGACAATTTCAGTTCAAGTTCCATGATTTCTCCTAGTTGGGACTAATGATCTTTACTTCCAATTTCCCCCAACCCGAATAAACGGAGTTGAAGTTTTCCAAACACCAGCAACTTTAATCCACGGCGTTGCTACTTTCCACACTCCGCCCACTTTGATCCAAAACACCGATTGCTGCGCGGCAGTCGGTACAATTCTTGGGATTCTGACACGAAGCGTCATTTTAGTTATCTCCGATTACAAGCGGTCGATTCACATATTCAGCGTAATAGCTGCCGTGACCGCCGCCACATAGGCGGCAGCCGCCGAACGAAGCGTTGCCGCCTGGCCGCCGTTTAATCCAGATGAAAAAATGCCGGTCATTTGAAAATTGGAAGAAGAATAAGCAGTTGGTGAGTTGTTAAAATTCAGCGCAAAAATATAAAGATTTTGCGAACTCAAGGTTAGCGGCAAACTTACTGGTGCTGAATATGCAACGCCGTCAATATAAAATATTGGGACCGTTGCGCTTGTTCTGCTGCCGATCATACAGGTAGCCGGCGCGGTGGAGGTGCTAACAGAAAATTGCCCGGGGTTTTGGGTGCCGTCACGAAACGCACGCCCCGACACATACCCCGCCCATTCGTCTAAAGAGATCAGCGTGTCAGAACTGCCGCCATAACGTCCAATCACTATCCGATCGCCAGAGATTGAGGCAAAATTTCCGTAGCCAAAAAGCGCGTGGTCTGTGGATTGCAGCGCGGATACTGGAATGTTGCTGTTCAAATATGCGTTGCTGTTGGACGCTTTGCCTAAACCCGTTGTTCTGCTGTAATTGCTAGTCGTGAAATTACCGCCCACATTTGTGGGAGCCACCCCCTTGATTGGCACCAAGGCACCCGCCAATGTGCGCGGACCGCAAAGAAAAAGAAGCTGGGTAGCCAGGGACCAAATATTTGCCTGTTTGCAAGTTTTAATGAAATCGTCGGCTGCCACTTTAATGCCGACCTCCAATGCTTGACCATCAGCGAGTTGAACCGCATCAACGTATAATTTTGTTTCAGGTTCAAGGGTCCCCTGCAACAATCTTTCATCGTATAAATTTATTCCACGAGGCATTTTAGGTCACATCTTCGTTCCAAGGACGCAAGAAAATCGAGTTTCCACTTGATGCAAGAGTGACGCCCGAATTGTTGATAATGCTGATGCGGCAACTGAACGGGTAGATTCTAATCATGTTGATGATTGAAACTTTTGCACTCGTGGTTGTCGTCAACGGAATTGTGTACAAGTCGCCCCCTACTTGATCGGCTGTATTGGTGCCGTCGTTCAATGTGACACGCACGCTAATAGTGCCACCGGATGCCGGTGTGATACTGCCGAGCAGTACCGTGCAAACAGCATACAAATCGCGGTTAGTGCTGTTGTCATAAGTGACAGCTGTGCTTTCGCTGCCGTTCGCCAGAGAATTGAGCGTGCTTCCAGCAAAGTTGCTGGATTGCGCGCTTGGAGTTGCCCATTTTGCTGTTGCCATAAATTACTCCCGCGCGCCTCGCGCTAATCCGACAGTTCGAGCAGTCACTTCAATTTTGTTGTGTTCTGCCCAGCTTGGGAATCGTCGATTTTCTGCAATCTTTTTGATGCTGTCTGCCTGTGTCGGCGTCAGAATCCCGGCTTGTGCCAAACCATCAATTTGCAGCCTTGAAAATGAATCCCCAACGTCAATGCCGCGGGTCTTGATAATATGCAACGCCCATTTTACACGCGGAACATTGATTGCCATTGCTTCCAATTTGTCCAAAAACGCTGCGCCAGCGTCCGGCCCCAATACCTGCATAATGGTTCCAGGCCCCGCAAAGACCGAAACAATATCTACAATTTCCGGCAGCGTTTTATCCGCAGTGTTCAAAATTTCTGCAACTTGCCAATCTGGCAAATTGACCAAATCGGATTCTTGCACGCGCTCTTTAAGTGTCATACGTCCACCTTAAATTTTAAGTTTCCAACCGCTAAGACAATTTCATCCGGTGTCGGAAGTTTTGGCACGGTCAAGTTAGCTCCTGCCGCTGAATAGACTTGCATTGAAAATTCCGAACAAACTTCACCGTTGCCGTTACCCAAATTCCAGTTGAAAAATCTCCTTGCCGCAATCCGAAATAAATCGCTAACGCCATAAGCTTTGTGATTTCGCAATTTTTCAAGGATTGCTGTTCGCACCAAATTCCTGTCCGCTGGACAATTCAGAACATCAAAATCATCGCGCAGTTGTGACATCGGGACCAGATGATTTCCACCAATGTTGATTTCTGCTAACCAAAGGCCATTATCCAACCAAATCGCAATACCGTTGTGCGTGTAATCGCTATTGGTCACAAATCGCGTGATGATCCCGAAAATTCCGCGTCTGCCGCGCACAGCAATCAAATCCCCATCGAGGATGAGATTTCTTACATTTTCGTATTTTTCAACTTGAGTAACCATGTTTAGGTGTATTGCAAGTAAATATCGCCATCGGCGCCACCACTTGGGGTTGCGGTGCCGCTCGTAATGGTTTTTTGCGCGTCAAGGTTTGTTCTAGCGTTTGATGCCGTTGTCGCATTTGTGCCGCCATTAGCAACGGGCAGTGTCCCCGTCACGCCAGTTGAAAGCGGAAGCCCGGTCGCGTTTGTAAGCGTTCCGCTTGAAGGCGTGCCAAGCGCGCCGCCGTTGACGACAAACGCGCCAGCAGTTCCGGTATTGACGCCAAGCGCAGTTGCAACCCCCGTACCTAAGCCGCTCACCCCCGTTGAAATGGGAAGGCCGGTCGTATTGGTGAGCGTGCCGCTTGAAGGCGTCCCCAATGCGCCGCCGTTGACGACAAACGCTCCAGCGGACCCGGTGTTCACGCCGAGCGCGGTGACGACACCCGTTCCCGTAGTAATCGTTGAAGGAGCCGCGCCGGCCCCGCCGCCGACCATCAATGAGTTTGCTGCCAAAACTGCCGAAGATGCCCAAGAACTTGCAGTCGAAAAATACGGGATGCCGCCGCTTGTCCCGGCAACGGTCAAGGCCAATGTGCCGGACGTTGTGATTGGCGAGCCAGAAACTGAAATCAAACCGCCGGTAAACGTCTGCGCGACCGAAGTGACTGTTCCACTCCCGCCGCCACCACCTGCGGCCCACGTAAGGTTTCCGGCGCCGTCATTAGTCAAAACGGTCGAGGCACCGCCTTGGGAGGACGGAAACGAATAAGTGACGTTCCGAATCTTTGTAATGTTTCCGTTCTGGTCAATTTTCAGCAATGCGCTGCCAGAGCTGTCTTGCGCTTCAAAAAGATTTGCTGACTGCGACGCGGCACCGCGCGCGACGAACGCTTTGGTAGAAGCGTCAAATGCGTTAACTTGAAACGAACCATCGGGCAACGGGCTAGTGATACCTAAAGAATCTGTTGCGGTATTGATCGCAACACGACCAGTGGAAAAATCACCCCAAATTAGATTCGCTGATTCCGAATTAGCAATGTAAAGTTTATTGGAGCTTAATTCATAGTATCCAGCGCGATATCCAATGGCGACGTTTTGTGATCCAGCATTATTATTGTATAACGCCGCGGTTCCAACTCCCGTGTTACGGTATCCGGTGGTATTGTAATAAAGCGCAAGTCCACCAAATGCACTATTTTCTCCTCCAAAGGTATTGAAAACAAGCGCAGACCCACCAAATGCGTTATTATTATTTCCAAAAAGGTTTGAAATAAGCGCAGCTCTACCAAATGCGTTATTACCACTCCCACTGATGTTTGAATAAAGCGCAGATTCACCAAATGCGTTATTAACATTCCCAGTGGTGTTTGAATAAAGCGCAGACCTACCAAATGCGCTATTATTAAGTCCAGTAGAATTCAAAACAAGCGCACTACCAAACGCGCTGTTGTTAGTTCCAGTTGTATTAGAAGAAAGCGCATTAGCACCAAATGCAGAGTTAGAAATTTGCTGCCCGCCCCCTAATCCAGCGTTAATGCCGTTGACGGTCAAATCTTTTTGAAGAGACACTTCTCCGGTTGCAGCAACGATTGCTCGAACTGCATTATTCGTTACAACTCGGAAATCAATTGCATCGTTTGTGCCGATCCAATTTCCACCAGGCGCAGAACCTAAAATGCCACTGCTCGTTGTGCCGCTGTTACCAGTTAAAAGCCATCCACTCACGCCGCTAGTTGCAGCAATAGTGATTGATCCCGAGTTATTTGTAATCGTAACGCCGGTTCCTGCCGTCAGCGTCGAAAGCGTGTAACCCGAACCGTTGCCGATCAAAAGCTGGCCGTTAGTCGGTGTAGATGGCAAACCCGTACCGCCGTTAGCAACCAGCACGGTGCCGGTGACATTTCCGGCGTTTCCACTGATGTTGCCGGTAACTTTGGAGCCGGCCAGCGAGGTAATCCACGATGGATTGCTATAGGACCCAGTGCTATAGATGCCGTTCGTAACGGTGCCGGCATTCCCGGTTACGTTAATTGACCAGGTTCCCGACGCGCCCGATCCCGCTCGAGACGGCACGTCAAGGTTAGTGCGGGCATTAGCGGCGGTTGTTGCGCCAGTACCCCCATTATCAACATCTAGTGTGCCACCGAGTGTTATGGTCCCAGATGTAGTGATCGGGCCGCCCGTAGCGGTCAAACCCGTGGTGCCGCCCGACACATCAACCGACGTAACAGAACCAGCACCGGCAAAACTCAGAATGTCGGCAACAGTCGTCTTTTTGGTAACGTCGCTTTGAACGACCGGGACGAGTTCTGCGCCCGTAAGCGTACTAGCGGACGGTAAGTCCGAAATTTTAGTCCCGGTCATGCGTCACCTCATTCAAAAACGACAGTTGCGGCTACCGTGCCGCCCAAAACGACGTACAGACCCTTGTTGAAGTACATTCCGCCATCACCGCCAAGGTAGCAATACTGATTTTCGGCGGTTGGGGTAAACGTACCCACCATAGTCGTGTTTGTCGTCGTGCCGTCAAACGTGTCATAGACCGTAATCGTGGGCGTGTGTGACGCAACGCTCACAAAAATGCCCTTAAATTTACCGGCGGAGGATTTTACCTGCTGAGTCGCCGTAATGTAGTGATAATTAGCCATTTTAATGTCCTATGCGAGGAATCGGAGCTTGTACAGGGTCGACAAATACTGCCCAATAATCTCGTCGATGATGTTTTGAATGGCAGTATCGGTTTCTTCACAAACCTTGTAGCGGTTTGCCTCGATCTCAGCGAGTTGGTCTTGCAAAAACTCGGTGACGTTGCTGGTTTTCTTAGCAGACATCAACGAAATAGGGCCAATCAAGCCATGACGGCCTTGATAAGCCTCTGCAAACTTGTCAGCGAGGTCGACAATTGCGTCGTAAAACTCGTTTAACGCAACGTGCTTGGCGTATGAGCGGGTATTGAGATGCACGCTATGCGTGACATCCCGCGCTAGAAAGAACAAGCCTACAAATTCAGCCGGTTTCATTGCATACCCTCGCCCATTTCGGGCATTTCACGCTCGGGCATCACGCCCACAATGTCGCCTGTAGCAACCGCTGCGTGGATTGTACCGCGAACGATGTCTTGAATCTGCTCCTCGTTCATACCGGCTTGCACGGCGGCGATACGGCGAGTCTCGGCTTCGTATGCCTTGATGTTGGCTTCGTATGCCTTGATCTCGTTCTGCTGCGCCTCGATGGACTGATGCACTGCCTGGAGCATTTGGTGCATTTGATCCATCTCTGCCGACATGGCTTGAATCTGCTGATTGGCCGCCTGTAGCGCCGGGTCTTCTTCGTCCGCCAGCAACTTCGGGTCAATCATCTTGGAAAGACGCTTACTGATCTCTTGTGCGCCCGGCCAATCCATGTTCTTGACGAACAGGTCGCCTGCTACCTGCCAGAGTTGCGGGTTACCCTGCAACAACTGACCCATCGCTTCCATCGACTCTTGACGCTTGGTCATATACGACGGGCCGGTCGTGACGCACACGTCGTACTTACCGACAGACGGGTTGTAAATCTTCTCAATGACAACGCCAGCCTGGTCGGTGATCTTACGCACCGGCTCGGCTTGAGTCGGGTCGATCTTGACCGTGCTGATTTCCCCATCGATGCCGATGATGCGAGCAATGCGCTGCGTATCGTAAATCTTGGGGATAAGGTCAACGAGTTGGCGCGTGGAATAGCGAATGGCGCGAGCCAGGTTGTCTACAAAATGATATGTGCCTGTGTCGCCTTGCCTTTCACGCGCCAGAATGGCTCGACCCGAACGCTCGTTAGACGTGGCGCCTAGGCTCGAATCATATTGACCCGTTGTAGCTTTAATGTCGTCCGACGCGCCCATCTTGGCTTGAATCAAGCCGGTTTGGGCGAGCGGAGGCGGTGCGCGCTGCGGGAGCGGCAACGTATTGCCAGCACCGTCCGTTACGTCGGGATTGACCTCGAGATACGGCCAGTTGGTCGTGTTAGCAGTTTTCCACTGCTGCTCGTACCCTTCAAACTGACCGCCGTAGCCGATGAACGGAGCCTTGGGCGCGAGAGCCAGCATTTCGGCTTCCTGCGATACCCAGTAGTTGTACATACGCTGAGCGTCCTTGGCGTTACGCACAAGGCCAGAGATGTACACCTGTCCATCGACTTCAAATTCGTTGCCGATGACGCGAATGACGGGAATGAACTTGCCCGCCCAATCGCGCTCCTCAAGGATTTCGTAGCCGTTTGTCTTCATCCACTTAACTTTGCGGACATCGACTTCGCGGGTAC